CGGTCATGGCAACTAAGTTTTCGCCCCAGGTATCGAGCTGCCACACGGTCGCGGGCAGGATGTTCGCGGTGTCGGGCCGGGCCACGCCCCAGGCGTAGTTGCCAAACGCGCCGCCACCAAAGCCGGTAAACGACAGGGCGTCCTCGCGTCCGGTGTTCCACTTTTCTGGGGTGATCTCGAATTGCGTGCCGCCGGGGTTGTAGGCGTATAAGTTGTTGTAGGATCCCGTGGCGATCCACCGGTCCGCGCTGTTGTCGCTCCAGGTGATCATGCCGCGCAGCTTGTCAGCACCTGCGCTGTTTGAGCGTGTGCGCCAACCGCCGATTGGACGCATCACACCGTCATGCCATCTGACTAGGTTTGCATCGCGCCAACGGCCTTGTGATTGTAAATCTGTTCCATTTCGGTAAACACCTGCTGGAATGTTTAAGTCGATCAATGCCATTGACGCACCTTTTATTTATTCAGCAGCAATGTCCTCTGACTTTGCTTCTAGTGATGCAGCTAATCGTTGCACAAACGCCTCACGACCAACCATAAGCTGGTCCAAGTTGAATTGCGCGTTGCCCAGCTTGCGATCTAGGTCTTGCACATGATTGAGCAGAGCTTTCTGCTCATCCGTAAAATCATTTACATCATACTCAACGTCATTGACTGTGATGGTGCTTTTGTCTTTCTTCGCCATCTGTCAATTCCTTATGAGTTTGCTGTGATTGCAGCATTAACCGCTGTCATATCTTCTGTAGTCCAGAAGTCTTTAGCAACCATTAGCTGTAGATGCTCTACGTTGCGTGACACAGCGTCAGCCCAATCAGCATCTTCCATGCCCTCTGGTTTGCCAGCGTTTAGCAAGTCAACAGAGTGACCCATTGCTGTGTAGTGTTGTGCGATTTCTTCCGCAGTTGGTGTATCAGTCATGTCTTTCTCCTTTTCTGACTGGTTACGATTAACATGCCATTAACACACATGGCACACAGTAGGAGCCATCATCGTATGTGCATGTGACATGGGTTGAAGTAACTTTTGCGATTGTCTTGCTGCGAACAATGTCATCGCCTTGAGGCTTGGCTGTGCCATCACCCGCTGACATTAGCAGATCACCACGTTGCACGGTTGTTCCTTGTGCAATGCGGATAATCATATCGCCTGTCATTGCTACGTTCATGTCGTTAAATCCATCGTCATCTGCGTCCCAATTCACTAACACGCCAGCAACATTTGGATCACCTTCAACGGATGAAACCATCATGCAGTTCAACTGTTCGTTGTCTTCTGTGTGGGCATCTACTGCGGGTGTCTTTTCATCGCCAACTGAAACACCCTCTGGCAATTCGTCGCCTTCTTCATAGTAAGTTGCAGCAACTGCATCATGTGACCAAACCGCCATCTGATCTAAGTTTGTTAAGACCGTTCCTTTTAGTAGTGATGTATCTTTTGAGCCATCTGCAAGCTGTGACCAACGTGAGAGGTGACCACCTTGATAAGATACCGTTGTGCCTGAGACGGAGATTTTACCTTCATCAGCGCCTGCGTGTTTAAACCTTATTAAATCCCCATCAGAACCTTGTCTGTTTACATTTAAAACACAACCACCGCCAGTGTTTACATCTGCTTGGAAATTTGCAGCTTGTTGGCCTCTTACATATAACGTTTGATCAGTGTCCAAGAATGTACTTGTGTCACCCATAATGACACGACCACTGCTATTTACAACAATCCTAGGATTACGAGAACCATCAGACAGCACGATGTTGTTGCTTGAGGTGCGGATGTCCAAGCCGCCGTAGTTGCCGTCAAAAGTTCCAATAATTGTATTATTTGAACCAGTGGTCATTCCACCACCAGAATTATTTCCAACAAATGTATTTTTTTGACCGCTAGTAACAGTATTTCCTGCCGCTTCGCCAACCAAAGTATTATAAGAAGACGTTGTTGAATAACCTGCTTGCTCACCTACATATACGTTGCCTGTACCCGTAGTATTACTATACCCCGCCTGATACCCAACAGCCGTGTTGTTGCTGGCGGTGGTGTTGCCAAACAGTGCATTTGTGCCAAAGGCCGTATTGAAGCTACCAGAAGTATTGTTTGCCAAAGCCTCACGACCAAACGCCGCATTCACAACACCTGTCGTATTGTCATACATCGCCTGATACCCAACGGCGGTGTTGTTGCTGGCGGTGGTGTTGTTTTGTAAAGCGGCACGGCCCAAGGCAACATTGTACGACCCTGTTGTGTTCTGGAACATTGACGCATTACCCAAAGCGGTATTGTCAAACCCAGTAGTATTGTTGCCCATTGCGTCAGCCGCAAAAGCCGCATTAGCATAACCTGTGGTGTTATCTAATAGAGTTTGGTAGCCAAACGCAGTGTTGTAAGCTCCTGTTGTGTTAGAGTATGCAGCCTGATACCCAACAGCGGTGTTGTTGGAGGCGGTGGTGTTGTTCTCCAACGCTGACTGTCCAACCGCTACGTTGTAGCTGCCTGTCGTGTTGTCAAACAAGGTGTCACGACCTAAGCCCGTATTTAATGTGCCTGTTGTTGTATTCCACAAACTTTCTGCACCGATAGCTGTGTTTATGCCTGTTGTTCCAAAACGTAACGCCTGATAACCAAGGGCTGTATTTTTTGGGCCAGTTGTAAGTGAACCACCAGCGTATTGACCAACCGCCGTATTTGAATAGCCAGTCGTATTAGCGTAAAGAGATAGATTCCCAACGGCAGTGTTGTTGCTTGCGGTGGTGTTGGAGTATAAAGCTGTTTCTCCTAATGCCGTATTATTAGCCCCTGTTGAATTAGTATAAAGAGCAGCACGACCAACCGCCACGTTAGATGATGAGGTTGTAATGTTTAAACCAGCATCTTTTCCAAGAACAGTGTTATTATTTCCCGTTGTAACATTTGTTAGCGCAGAAGAGCCAATCCCCGTATTACCAGCACCAGGAGTTGTGGCATCTAAGCTATCAAGCGCCGTATCACCGAGAGCCACGTTATTTGACCCGTCAGGATAATTCCCATCCAGCTTAACAGTCGCGCCTACGCCATTAACCGAAATGCCGGGAATATCCGTGTCGCCGCCGAGCACGCTGTCGATGGTATCGAGGTTCGTATTTAGCTTCGTCCCCCAGGTGTCCTCGGATGCGCCGACTTCCGGCTTAGTCAAGCTGAGGTTGGTTGTTGTAGTATCTGCCATTTGTAAACTCCATTCAGCCCAGAAACGGCCTAAGTTGTTGTCACGATTATCTCACAAAGGGTCTGCATCACCAAAAACCCATGCTACGCCGCAGCTCCCCAGGATGTTGAGCCTGCCGCCGGGGCGTCGCCCCAAATGCTGCTGTCTGTCCCAGGCGTGTAATCCGTCCAGGTATCGACCGCGACCGCCGGGGGTTCCCACTTTTCGATGCCGTTGGCCGTGACGCTGCAAACCGGTGCCGCAGCAGCAGACCCAAAGCGCACCCTGGCTATCGTCGTAGACACGCTCGCAGCCGGTGAAGCCGTCGCGCTGAACAGGTAGATCGCCTCGGCGTTTGCCGTGACGCTCGCTGTCGGTTGCGGGTTGGCCGCAGCCACGCGCACGCGGGTCGCTGAGGCCGTGTTGCTCGCCGCCGGGCTGACAGACCCGTCAGCCTCTCTGACGCGCTCACAAGCCCCGGTAGAGCTTGCGGAAGCTGTCACAGTCGCGGATCCAGATTTTACCGCTACGCCAGAGGCCGATACACTCGCGGCGGGCGTTGCCGCTGCGTCAGCCTCTCGGACGCGCTCGGCGCCGGATGCACTCGTCAGGACGGTCGTGGCGGCAGACGCGGATCCTCTGACCCGGACGACCGCAGCCGCAGTTGTCGTTACGGAGACGACGACGCCGTCGCCTTCCTTGAACACGCCATCCACACCGAAAGCCTGGACGCCGAAATTTCCAGTGCCAAAGCCGGTGCGGTAGGTCGTGTCAGCCATTAGTCTAGCGTCACGTCAAAGTCGCCTGACGGGATCCGGAACACGTCGCCGGTGTCAATCGCCTTGCTAGTGCTCAACGCCGCGTAGGCAATCAGGTTGCCACCGGTGGACGCGTCAAACACGCCGACGTGCGAAACAGTGCCAAACGACGCGGTGGCCGTTGGGAACTCGATTGCAGCCGAGTTAGATGCAGTATCGCCGGAAACCGTGAACGTCGCTGATTGGCGCGCGTAGGCAGTGCCGGAGGTGCTTACCTCGGTGCCGCTCGCGTCATCCGCAGGGTTGGATGTAAACAGCGCCATGTACCACGCCGTCGGGCGTGTCGCGCTGTCTGCTGTAAATACCCAGGTTAAAACCCGTGTCTCAAAAGTGTTGGAAAAGCTCATGTGTACGCCCTTATTTTCATGCGACGGCCAGAGCCGCCAAACTTGCTTGCTTCGCTTTCGCGATTAATTGAGCCGACCGCCTGCTGGTATAAGCCCGCCCAAATTTGGATCCGCGCGTCATCCTTCAGATAAGGCGCCGAATGCATCAGTGACCCGTACAAATACGCGTCAGGGAAATATGTGAGTAGCCAGTTATTCGTGTTGCTCGCGCTCAACGCGTCGATCCGCTGGTAGTAGTACAGCTCAGTCTGGTAGGTGCCGTCCGGGGTAGGGTAGACCTCAATCTCACCCGCCGAAATCGCGTAGAACGACGGGGCGCCGGAGGTGTCCTGCGTGTCCTGGCGTCGCTTCAGCAGCTCGCCCTGGCTCAGCAGCTCCAGCGGACGGAAATTGCCGGTTGTCGTGTGGAACGTGATGACCTCTAAGAAATCCGCCGGGATGGCGCTGTACTTGCTGTCGATGGGTGCGATTGCGCGCCCCTCCATCCGCCAGTGACGCACGCTGCGGTTCAGATCCGCCTCGGCCATCGTAATGAAATCCGGGACCACTGCGGTGAGGTCGTCGCGGTTCAAGAAATCAGCGACCGATGCTTTCAGTTCGTCGTATGTCGATATGGCCATGCTACTGTCCTCGGCTCTCCAGGTATTTCACGACCTGGTCAAATAATACGTTTTGATTTGCCTTGGGCGGGCGAGGGGCCATGAAATCATCCATCGCGTTTATCCCGCGCGACGCAAAATCGTCGGCGCCACGCATGGCCTTCGGTAGGTTTCGCGCGCCCTTCATCAGGGTGCCAGCAAACGGCAGCATTGTCAGCGCCGCGTCAACGACACCCAGGCCAGCCAGCCCGGCATTTTTCGCCATGCCCATGTAATCACCCTCGCGATACGCGTCGGGGATGTCAGCCGCCGCCCGGTAGCTGTCCTCCAGGCCAATCATTGTGCCCACGCCGGGCGAGAAACTCGCGGTGTTTGCAGCCGCCACGGCGAGAGACGGATTTCCGGTGCGTTGCAGCGTTTGATAGAAAATTTCGTTCATTATGGCGTTGTCGGTGTTCGCCTGGTCCATCGCGGCCTGCAACACGTCGTCGCTGTATTTGTAGCCAGGCTCGACGATGCGGCCACGATTTCGACCACGGGCGTTGGGGGCAGGGGTGCGCGGCGTGTTCATCTCATACGCCTCGTTGCCCACGCCGACCGCGTTGGAGTAATCGTTACGCAATTTTTCGCTCTGCCGCTGGGTTTGGCTTTCTCTTAGCCCGGCAACCTTGGCGCGGATCCGTTCCTCTGGGGTCATCGCACGCTCTCCAAATATTTCATGATTTCCATTTCGCTCGGCATTTCGGACGCCTGCGCCTGGTTAGGCCCGCCGACGGCACCCAGGACGCCCGCAGTGCCCAGAGGCACGGAAAGCAGACCCTTGTTCATGATAAAGTCAAACAGCACCTGTTCGCGCGTTTTGCCGGTTTTCTTAGCCTGGATGTCAGCGCGGTCACGGATCGCACCCATGAACGTCGTCTGACTGGTGGGATCCACGCCGGTTTTACGCGCCGCGCCCATCCACAAAGCCGCCTGGGTTTGCGGTCCAGTCAAGCCCAGCTCCTGGCCCAGCTCAAACATGAAATCTTCCATTGCGCCGTATTCGTTGTCGTTTGGCTTTTGCGACCAGACAACCGGGTTGTCCTTGATCGCTTCCATTGGCACGACGCCATCCTTGACTGCCGCCTTTGGGTTAAACGACGGCTTGCCCATCTTGTTTGTCGAGAAATACTTTTTTGCTGCCGGGTAGGCGCTCAAAATTTCATCCGCAAAATCCTGGCCCACCTCAGTGCCCGCCACAGCCAGCCAGTCAGGATCCATCGACGCCATGCCGAAATACCGGGTGAAGTGCAGATCCGCCGCAATGTTTTTCTCGGATCCCTTCAAAGATTGCGTAAAACCTTTGGGTTTAGGGTTATCGACCATCGATGATTTTGTGCCAGCCACGCCAGGCTCGGCGCCCGCGTTCCACTCGCCCTGCACCTGACGCCCGGCGATCATCTCTTGCAGACCGGCGGTTTTGTGTCCGTAGCCTTTCTCGCGACCCTTAGCCAGGACGCGGCCATCCGCGAGCGTTTCTAGGTTTTGCAACTGCTCCATGTATTCCGGGTCGGTGTACATGCGATTGCGCACCGCAGACGCGTTGCCGATGTTTGGTGGCACCTTGGATCCGGGGGAGGTCGCGCCGACCAGGTCAAGAAACTCAGACCACTGCCGGGTGCCTTCCTCTTCGCCGTATCCAGCGATAAACCAGTCGCGCAGCTCCTCGGTGTTGTACCAATCCTCGCCAACCTCCAGGCCAGCCTCAATGCTGCTCAGCATGTCCTGGCGCATGGGGTTGTTTGGATCGCGCAGCGCAGTCAGTGATTTCTCCAGGCGAGGCGGCAACTTGCCAGGCTTGTAACGCATGAACGTAAAATCGGAGCGATTAGGCGCGACGCCGCGATACCGGGGGTCGCTGCCTGGAGCCTTGCCTAACATATTGATGAGGCCTTCCGCCCCTTCTTTTAAATATCCCATGCTATCTCTTCACACTCTTCTTACCGCTGCATCCCCACGCCTTACGCCGGACCCGTACCTTTGGGGTACGCTTTTGACTTACTGTGCGCGCGCAATACGCGTCGCCGCGCTTTGTGCCGGGGCGAGAGATCCGCTTGTGCGTTTTACCCTCGCTGTCCTTGTACGTCGTCCCGTCGGCGTATTTTTTACTGGCGGGAACCTTTTTGCGCTTCGTAGGCATTACTTTTTCTTTTTCTTGGCCGTCTTGGCGCTATCCTTGAACGCCTTTGCTGTCGGGGCACCCTTCGAGCCTGGCTTGCGCATGCGCTCCGGGGTTTTGCCCGCTTTTTTCTGACGCTCTATCCGACGACGCTTGGCGTGGATGTTGTCGTAGAGGCCTTTTTTCTTTTTTGGCTTACTTGCCATACTTTTTGCCGAGACATGTGCCCGCGCGCTTGCACGCAGCCGGTGTCGGGCATCCCTTGCAGGGTTTCATCGCCATTTACATTCCTCCTAATAATTTCAGGATCCCAGGCGCGACGGGGCGCACCGGGCGTGGCCCAGTCATTCCGCCGTTTTGCATGAGCTGATTAAACGCGGGCTTTAAAAAGTCGGGCATGCGGTTGCGATTTTCCATCATCCGCTGGGTTTGCTCCATGTCCATAACGGCGCCCGGTCCCGGACCCTCAAACGGCGTACGCGGACCCATGCGGCCCATAAACTCTTCGCCTGCGGTGATCGCTCCGGATCCCATTGCACCCGCGCCGCCCATGGCCGCACCCTGCAACAACGCCATAACGTCAACGCCTTGGCTTTCCAGGCGCTGCACCAATGCCGCCAGTGTTTGCATGTCTGCCATAAAAACCTCCGCAATATTGCTTGCTCTCACAATATCACAGAGGCCTTAAACGCCCAAAATTACGCGATCAACAAATGACCCGAAAAATCAATGATTGAATTTTTGGATTAACTGTGGTATACTAACGTATGGAAAATAAACAGCAAATCCTGCTGGACGTTATCGAATACGCAGATGGGAGCGCTGAATTGGTCTACAACTACGACCACAACAGCGACGAAATCTTTATGCGTGAGGCAACGCCCAGCGATCAAAAATTTATAGACCGGCACAAGCGGTTGGCCGAAATGCCGGATGAGGAATTCGTTTACGGTCTATTCTAAGCGATGCCCTGCATCCCGCGCTTCAGCTCACCCCGCCAAGATTTAAACGAACCAGCCTGCGCAGTCGCCGCATCCGAGGCCATCGTCAAGCACAGAGCGTCCGCCAAGTCAGGCGACCCCACGCCGCGCCTGCGCATCTCGTCCTTGCTCTCCGCCTTCATCTTGCCGGAGCTGGTAAAGCTGTAGCGTATCGCGGTCAGCTCCGCCTGCAACTGGTCATCCTTCGGCAGCTTGCACGAGCGATCCTCCAGCCAGGCCTTGCACTTAAACCACAGCTCAGACCGCAAATTCATGTAGGTGTCGCCCATCGACGGGCTTTCCGCCACGTTGATCCCACGCACCGGCAGATCCAGCTCACGCAAACGGTCAACCACCCCGGATCCCACGCCGATGCTGTCCACCAGGATCTCCGTGGGGCGCTTAGAGGGCGACAGAGCCTCATACTCCGCCACAACGCGACCGGTGGTCTGCATCAGGTCCAACCCGCGCCAGGAGCGCAGCTCAGTGACGACCGGCCCCTGGCGCTTGCACAGCGCCGTCGCATCCGAGCCAAACCGGGCGACGTCCAAGCCCCACACGACCGACGTCTCCTCCGACACGACGATGTCGCGGTGCTGCGCCGCCTCCACCAGGTGAAACGGGATGATCGTGTTGTCGTCGCTCAACGGAAACTCGCCCAACACGCGCACCCTAAACGCGTTTGACGTGTCGCCGTAGCGCATCTCCATCTCCTTGACGAACTCATCGCTGACCAGGGGGCTGTCAACGCAGCTCCACGTCCGGGTCCACCAAGAATTCGCCATCCGGTTGTGGCTCTCGAAAAACGTGCCGCTGGACCGGGTGGGGTTGCTCAACATCAACGTCGTCGCGTTGTGCCCAGACATAGACCCAGCCGCCGCCTCAAAAACTTGCTCAGGAACACCCGACGCCTCGTCTACGATCAGCAGCACGTTGTCCGAGTGTACACCGGCCAGGGCTTCCGGCGTCTCCGCCCGCGCAGTCCGGCATGAGATAAACGCCTCGGCGGGCGCACGCACTAGCTCCACGCGGTCACTCTTCACGTTCAGCAGCTCCTGCAACTCCTTCGGCAGCTCGTTGATCCACCGCTTCAACTCCGCAAACATCGCGTCAAACAACTGGCTGGACGTGGGGGCCGTAACGACGACCTTCACCGGGTATCTCAACAGCAAAAACCACAGCATCGCCCAGGACGCCGTCGTCGATTTGCCGGTGCCGTGCCCGGATTTCACAGACATCTTACGCTCGTTGCGCGCTAAAGTCTCCAGGAACTCGATCTGGTAGGGGAACGGATCCGCGCCCAGCATCTCACGCACAAAACGCACGGGGTCGTCGTAATACGCCGCCGTAAACTCCTCCATGAAGTTATTCGTCATGATCAATCACCTTCGCGTCGTGTACGCTATCCCGTACGGTTTTCATCTTCTTCAGGGCGTCCAAATGCATGTC